TCATTAGTTACAGGTTCGATAGCATTTGTTGGTGCCAATACTAACGCTAATATTTACGTCTTCGGTCCTAACCCAGGTACTAAGTGGACTGTAACATCATCTAACTTAATCTCTAGTGGTTCATCCACAGTGATTGGATTACGTGATGCTGCTGCAGGTGCTAAATTACAACTTGGTAAAGCAGCTACATCGACAACTCCAACAATAGACTTTAGATCATCTGGTCAAGCACCAAACTATGATGTACAGTTTATTATCTCTGGTGGTAATACTAATGATGGAAATGGTACTATCAGAATCAACACTGGTGATATTACTGTCAATGGTAACACCATGTGGCATGCAGGAAACGATGGTTCATCTTCTCAGCTAGACGCTCATTACTTAGATGGATTTGTTCAAGATACTGCTGCTACAGGCAATACAATTGCACGTAGAAATGCATCAGGACATCTAACAGTTAATGACTTAACAGCTGACCAAGGTATATTCAATAATACTGGTACCTCAATATTACAACTTGCAGGTTCTGCTGGTGTTGACTTAGGTAAGGCAGCAACAAACGTTCTATCAATCAAAGGTAGAAATAATGGTAATGTAGGTAATATTAGATTTGGTAATGACTCCAACAATCTTGGTTGGGATGGAACATCTCTATCATATAATAACATTTACTTCCGTGGAGGTAGACTTGGAATTGGTACCGACAATCCACAGGCAAACTTCGCAGCTGGCACAGACACTACATTACTTGCAGTTACAGCTGGTGGTGGTTCATCAGGTTTCCAAGAATCAGCACACTTTGCTGCAGGTTCCGATTCCAATAACACTGGTGCTATTGTAAGAATTGGTCATCATTCAAACGATCGTGGTTTATGGATCAGAGCTGGTCGTGAATCTGGTGACAGAGCAATCGCTAGATTTGGTCTTAGAACTTCTTCTGCAAGTGATGTTGATGTAATGACCATGAGACAGGATGGTGGAACATACTACGTTGGTATTAATGACCAAACACCAAGTTATCCTCTTGATGTTAACGGTAAAATACGTTCAACAAATCAACTTGTATCTACAGTTGCAACTGGTACTGCACCATTATCAGTATCATCAAGTACTAAAGTTTCTAACTTGAACGCTGATTTACTTGATGGTTACAGTGCACTCAATCTTCCATACTTCCCTGCGTCAGTTAACCAGTGGTTGAACGATGCTGGTGGACAACCAAGATTCTACTTCTCTAACAACAGTCACACATACTTTAGAACAGGTAACGACTTCTTCTGGAGAAATGATAGTGACCAGACATATGCATCATGGGATGAAGGTGGTAGATGTCACTTCCATGAACCTGGTAGCAATAGTATTCAGTCAACATACAGAGTACAGGTTACAGGTGATAATGGATTAAATATAAATGCATCTGAAGGACTATCTTCTGGGCAGAAGAGTACAGTTCTAAGAGCTGGTGGTGACAAGCAATGGATTGACTCGTATGGAGTTGTTCAACGTAATAGAAATACAATTGCTGAGAACTTACAAATTAATAATGGAGATTGTTGTTTAACCGCTGGACCAGTGACTATAAATAATAACGTCACCATTACGGTCAATAACGGTGGATCATGGAGTATTGTATAGACTATGGCTTCTAGAATAAAAGTTGATGAAGTAACGAATAGAAACCAATCGGGAGCAGTATCTTTTCCGACTGGTGGTGCTAGTTTCAATGGAACTGTGAATGTTACTGGTAATATTGATTTTACTGGAACTTTATTACAGAACGGACAACCTTTCGTAACTTTACCCCCTCAAAGTGCAAGTAATCTTGGTAGAGTCCTAAGGTCTGGTGGTGATACTGGTGATGCGTATTGGGATGATGGAAATGAAGGAACTGCTTATGGTGCTTCTCAAGCAACATATAAAGCAGGTTTTGATATTACAAGGGGATTTGCTTGTTGTGGATATCGTGGAGGTAGTTCTTGGAGAAACGTAAATAGATTTGTAATGTCTACTTACACCAACTCCAACTTAGGAGATTTAACTACATGGTCAGGAGCATATCTTGATTGTGCACAAGGAACCACCTTTAAGAATTATATCTTTGCAACTGCAGATAGTTGGAACGGTACTACATCATCTGTATCATCAATCAGTATGGTCACAGAAACTAATACTGGTGCTGCTACTGCAATGTCTTCCAGTAGAAACAGATGTACATGCATGAAGAAAGACTTTACATATGCGTTTGTACATGGAGGAAACAGTTCACAGATAACAAAATATAATCTATCTACTCAGGCAAGTAACCAGAGTTCAACTCACCCCAATGGTGATCAGAACAACCCTGCAGGTGGACAAGGTGCTACAGTGGGTTGGATCAAACAAGGTTCTGGACAAAACTTTAACTTTGCAACTGAAACATTCCATTCTTGGGCAGACAATCCAGGAACTGATGGTACTAATAAAACTCTTTCAAGTAGAAATGGTTTCATGTACTGGAACACTGGTGGTGGTTATCGTACATCTAGCGACTGGCATGTAAGAGATTCTTACAATGGTGGACGTAGAGCAAATGTAAGTAAGAATGGTATAACAACTGGTGAGGAAACAATGTTCACTGGTAATGAATATGGTTTTATTTGCGGACAATATGATGGTAACCAGAATAATAACGGGTACTTATTTACCTACGCAAGTCATAGTTTCCAAAGAGATTCTAGAGTAGATAGTTTGGGAACAAGTGGAAGGGCATCTGGTGCTGGTGGAGAGTATGGTGTTCTCATGTACGGATACACAGGATTTTAAAAATGTCAGAAACAGTGAAACTAAAGTATTACATAGGTAGAAGATGTGATGAGATTGACTGGATCAGCACATCCAATATTATTTGGAACATGTATGGGATCTGTGTATTCTCAATAGAGGAACAGTGGGAAAGAGATCTAGTTACATTACCTCGTTCATTTGAAGAAGTTAGTGAGGAATTAGGTAGATGGGGAACCAAGCACTTTGGTGAAGTTCGTACTGAAGTTAAGGTAACATCTGAAGATCCTTTGTCTTCAGAAAATATAATGGGTGGTATGGATGAAGGTGATGTTAAATTAGGTTCAACTGGCAAAACTGTAATTAAATTACCCCAAGAAAGAATTGATGCTACTATTGAGTTTATGAAAGTTGCAGCAAAATTAATTATTGAAGATCAATATGATAGAAAATTCTTATCACTTAAATCTAGAGAATCAAAACTAGAACAGTTTTTATGGGAAGCACAGGTACGGGAATCTAACAATTTAGACGGTGAAACTCCTGTTATAGATAGTATAGTCGCTGCAAAAGGATCTTCCAAAGAAGATGTTGCTACTGGTATACTAGCTGGTTCAGCAGCATTTAAAGAAAAAGTTGTAGTATTATATGCTGAGATGTTAAAAATCAAGCAAGAATTTACAAAGTGTGCTACAATAAAAGAACTTAACGTTCTCTATCAAACTTATATGGGAATACCAGTACCAAATAGTCAAGCGGTAGAATTAGGTCAAGTTCATCAAGAAGGAGATTACTTAACACAAGACGACGTAGATCCAGGATTACATATTTAATTATTATTTTATACTATGGACAATAAAATAACTTCAGACCAGATTGAACACTGGGTTGAAACTTCTATGCATTATGGCATGACACCAGGTCAGGTGAAAAATTTTGTCATTAATGGTAACGTAACTGATTTTAAACAATTACGTCAGGTTCTTATAGAAATTGAAAGTAGGAATCATGAACGTAAAAAAATCAAGATGGACATGCGACGCAAGGAAATTGAGATTGAAAAATGCAAAGTAAAGTTAGCTAAGACTGATGATCCTTTTGAAAGGGAACTTATAGAAATTGATATTGCAGAGTATAAGTTAGACCTTGGTAAGTTCAGCGTTAATATCAGACAGTACGATAATGAGATGGCTCCTTTTATGGAGTATATTACTAAGAACTTTGATTCTATAGAAGAATTAGAAAAGGCAGCAGAATATAGAGAAGAAGACGAAAGAAAATATTGGATTGCTAGAATGGGTAAACAAGCAGCTATTGACATATATGCCAATGGTAGAATTGGTATTGGTAATATGGATTCTATTGCTATGATGGCAGAAGAGGATCAGATATATGCGGTCAATATTGCTATGCAATACGCAGGTTTATTGAACACAGGAATATCCAAAATTCAAAATGAATTAAAACCTCAGTTAGATAAATTACTTTCAGACGGATCTGAAGCAAGGTTCCCAACTTTTGATAGGATTGAGGACAACCTTAATCTTAACCTCTTTAATAAAATTTCTGGAAAAACTCATGAGCAAAAAAGTCTTCAGTCTCCCGATCAATCCGAAACTGAGTGAAGACTTTGTAGAGAATACATTTCTTCCTTTTCTTAGAGAGCATAAAGAACATATACTAGACTTATATTTCACCTGTCGCATTCCTCCATTTGAACAGGATGCGATGGGTGATGTTTACATGTCACCCGAAGCATTGATATCGTCTGCATGTTATATTTCAAATAAAAGTGATATACCTTTATCAGCAACATTTAATAACATATGGGTCAGACCAGATCAAAAGAATTTAGATGCATGGATAGAAAACTTTGCTCCTATCTACAATGCAGGTGCAAGAGTGGTGACTCTACCACATACTTCATGGGTATCTACTGGTCAAATTCAAGCAGCGTTTCCAGATCTGTTTATCAAAAATACTATACTCAGAGAAGTATCTAAAGCAAATGAAATAGTTGCTTTAGCTGAAGCAGGTTTTCATTATATAAATCTTGATCGTGATTTGATGAGAGATCAAGACCAGTTGCTTGAGATAAGAAAAGCAAAAGATTATTGTGCTTATCTAGGTAAACCTGTAATGATTTCTATGCTTGTCAATGAAACGTGTTGGGGTGGTTGTCCCATCATGCCAGAGCATTATCAATATAATAGTACTAGAGAAGGTAAAGATCCGATATATTTTGCAAGTGCCATTAGTAGAATCTCATGTTCTACATGGGATGTGCAACATCCAGAATTTGATTTGAAACAAGCAAACCTACCTCCATGGAGAGAAGATTGGCAAGAGATGCTTGATTTGGGTATTGATGTATTCAAATTACATGGTAGAGAAAGTATGATGAGACTCCAAGAAAGTATGGATCTTATTAAGAGGTGGGCAGATAAGGAAGATTATATGTTTCCTGAGTACAAGAAATATCAGGCAGAGTTGAAATTAAAAGATGCTCCTATTAATGCTTGGAGAAAGAAGATCAAGACATGTAAGTTTGATTGTTGGGATTGTAACTACTGTGAGAGAGTTGTAGAATCTCATATGCAAAAAGCAGATCTCATGGTACACCCACAGGTAGAAACATGCATAGAAGCATTTATTAACTCTGGAAAATACTTATCAAACCATAGAACTTATGACCCAGATGATCCTAATGCATATTATAATGTACCTGGTTTATCATCACCTAGAGTAAGACACTTCTTAAATAACCTCTGCTCTCAGGAAGGTGCAGTATATCTTGAGGTAGGGGTATTTGCAGGTTCTACATTCTGTGCAGCAATACAGAATAATGATATGGAAGCAGCATATGCTAATGATAATTGGTCACAACCTAATCTAAAACCTGCAAGGCAAGATATAGATTTCCCATTAGATGAGGTTACTGTAGATACTTTTGTTGAAAATTTACAGCAGAATGTGACTACTGAGACCTTGGATTTTGATATACAAGTTCTAAATGGTGACTCATCTCAATTAGATAAGAAGGATTTTGAACATGATGTAAACATTATTTTCTATGATGGGGATAATTCTAAAAGAAAAATGGTAGAGTTCTTTGAGGGTATGAAAAATTTCACTCAAGATGTTTTTACTCTAGTTATAGACGATGCTAACATAGAAGATAATGTTAAAATTACTAAAGAATGGATTGAATCTCAAAACTATAATCTTCTATATGAAAGAGAACTTCTCAATGATCAAGAAGATGATAAAATGTGGTGGAACGGTTTGTACGTAACTGTCGTTTCAAAACATGCTAAATAGAACTGAACGATATAAAATCTTAATATGTCAACGCTTAATGTTAGTGACGTAAATGCAGCTAAGGTTTCTATCTCTTCTGGTGGTTTGAAGCTTTCTTCACATAATGGAAGTGGAAACTATCCTTCAGCTGAAACTGGCTTAATGATTTACGATAGCTCCGCAGGAGGAGCTAAGTTATATACTGGTTCTCAGTGGGCGAACGTCGGTGGTGGTTCTTTAGATTCAGGTGATAGAGCATCTAGAGCTGGTAGTGCTTCACCTGCTACGTTTAGATATAATACCCAAGATGGTCAGCATGAATACTATTTCAAGAATGATCATTCCAACCAAGGAGAGAACCTATGGGTTCCTATGGGTGGAAGACAGTTAGTTGCCTTTGAAGAAAGAAGTGATAACTGGTCAAGTACTGATATTAAGTGGGGACCTGGCGATAATAAAACTGGTGGATACTATACTTCATATGAAATTGTTATGAATTTCTATGAGCAAGATAGTGGTAACGGAGAATATTATTTCCGACTAATTGATGGTAATGGTAACGTTGACACCAACGGTGGTAGATATTTCTACATGGGTTCTGGTTGGCACGCTAATGATGGTCGTCCAAGAGATGCTTCAGGTACTGGTGGTAGATCATACGTTAACTTTACAACCTTGAATGGTTCTTATGAATTGCAATCAAACGGAGAATCATCCTATGTTGCACATATATTCTTAGCTAATACTCCAAACAATAGTACTGCAAACTATTGGTCATTCTATTTCCACGGTGCAGGTGGTACTGAACAAGCGGGTGGTGAGTATCATGGTGGAGGTGTCTGGAGAGGTGCTTCTCAGAAGAATGGTACTGGTTATCCTTTAGGTGGTATTAGAATTTACAATAACCAAGGACAGAGATCTATAAGTGCAGGTTGCAACTTCGCTTGCTCGGTGTATGCAAACATGCCTTCTACAAGAGACTATCCTTTAGCTGGAAACTACATTAATTATTAAGACTATGGCAAAACCAACGTACGGTATTTCAAAAACACTTAGGACTGTTGCAGATTCTGAAAAGATTGCTTTCTATAAAGCAAGAGGTCACACTCCATCTGATCATACACATATAGAATCTGATGGGACTTCTAGAGTATGGACAGAAGCAGAGTGGGAAGATCATATTATAGAACATATGCCACATCCAGATGTTTATAATGTTGATTTAAGTTATATTGGAAAACGAAGAGAAGAGTATCCCAGTGAAGAGGAGCAATTGGATGCTTTCTATAAAGCATTAAAGTATATGAAAGATAGAGGTACTGATATAGGACCTGATGGAGATTCTATAGTTCTTAAGATCGCAGCTGTCAAGGAAAAATACCCAAAACCAACTACATTATAAAAATTAATTTACAACATGGATTTATTCGTCACAAGAGTGAGTGACTTTGATGTGCCCGATATTGATTCTATCGGTAACCCAATCATTGAGCATTTAAAAAAAGAAGAACAAACGAGAGTAGAAGGTAAACAGTACTCTTTGAGAGGTAAGACTGGATACCATTCTCGTGATGACCTTTGTAGTAAGGATACACCGTGGTCTCCTCAACTGAAGGGTCTTTTGCATATGATGTTAACTGAACATGCATTAAAAGAAGATAGAGCTATACCTCCAGTAGACATTTGTAGAATTAATTGTTGGGGTATGATTATGAGAGAAGGAGACTTTTCTTCTTTTCATAACCACCCTTCCGCAATGTACAGCGGTGTGCTATACTTAAAGGTACCTAAGTTAAAAGACAAAGAGGGTCAACTAGTTTTTGTTGATCCAAGAGCTCAAACTAGAGTTGGTAAATATTATGATCATCATGTATTTCATAGGATTACACCTAAGAAAGGTGATGCATATGTATTTCCAAATTGGTTAGACCACTTTGTCGATCCGCACTTTGGTACTGAAGAGAGGATATCACTATCTTTTAACCTTGCGGATATGTACTAAATAAAACAGTTATTATTCTAAACTATGGATGCTGAACAAATGGTGACAGATTTCACCACCCAACTGAAAGAACAAAAAGCAACAATCGTTGAACTTGAAAAACAACTTACAAATCGTAAGGAACAAGTATTAAGATTGGAAGGTGCAATCGAAGCACTTAACATGACAATTAAAAAACCAGAAAACGCAGTAGAAGATGGTATCGAAGTCAAGTGAGTTTAGACAACAGGAGCATCTAGATTCTAAGCAGATCTATATACCTTTTGATGGAACTGCTGAAACATGCCCCTATAAAGTTGGAGACTTATACGAAGGACGAGAAGTAATAGCATTGGGATTTACCCAGAATGTCTATGGACATTACTATCATATCATTGTGGAAAGAGATAGAACTCATCTGAGAACTAAATTTCAATTTGATTCAAAGCATGATTTAAAATTCTCAAAACCATGTGAAAGGATGAGTGGTAAACCTCAGGACATGGAAAAAATACTAAGGAAATATTTACCAGATGGTCTCGCACAAGACACAGCCGACTGAGTTAACATGCATTAGTACTAAATCTGAACTTAGAGCATGGACACCAGGTGAACTTGATAAGATTGTAACTAAGACCGATAGGTATTGGATTGAATATTCTGATGGTAATCGTTTATTAGATCTACAATCTGGAAACTCTGCCTATACTTTAGGGTATGGGAACAAAGAAGTTATGGATGCCTTGGCATCCGAAGTTAATTTTATAAGAGGAAATAAAGGAGAGACATGTGAACTCTCTAAGAAGATGGTCAACCTAGTTTGCTCTACGGGCAACTGGGATGTTTTGTCTTGGGCAATATCTGGATCGTCAGCAGTTGAATCTGCTATTAAGATGAATGACCAATACTGGGGTAATCAAGAAAACTTTATAGTTACGTTTACACCTGGTTTTCATGGCACCACATATTTGACAAGAAATATGGGGGATACATCTGACGGGATAAAAAGAATTAAGAAAGTACCAACACCTTTATGGAGAAAAGAAAAGGATCAAGAAAGAGAAGAAGATAAGGCAATTAAATATTTAAAACTTCTTATTAAGTCATACAACTGCTGTGGGAGAAATATAGGATGTATTGTTATGGAAACACTACCATGGTTGAAGGGTGGCATTCCATGGTCACCACGTTGGTGGAGAACAATACGTGATCTATGTAACGAGAATGATATATTAATGATTACGGATGACGTTTGTACATGTTGGGGTAAAGGTGGTGGTTATCATGGTTGGAAAAAGTATGGAGTGCAGCCAGATATATCTGCACTTGGTAAATCTTTGACAGCTGGTTACACACCACTTGGGTGTTCTGTTGCTAATAAGAAAGTAGGAGATGTATTAAAAGAACAAGATTGGGAGTTTGGACATACTTGGCAACCTACTATGACAGGTATATCTGCTATGAATGCAGTTAATAATATCATAGTCAGAGAGAATTTATTTGAATTGTGCAAACCAATAGAAGATAGTTTAAGGTTTTTTGCTGAAGATTGTCTTGATAGAGGATATATTACTGGGTATAGAGTGAGTGATTTATTCCTATCACTTGATGTAAAAGAGGAGTTAGATCCAGAAGCATTGATTCAATCTGGACTAGCGTTAAGTAAGACGAGAGACAAATCAGTAAGAATAGTTGCTAATTTCTTAGCTGATCAAGAGTTCTTTGATGAAATGCAGAAACGACTATTCAATTTCTTTAGTATAAATACAACTGAAGGATAATTGTGCCAACCTAATGAAGAGGGTAGTCGTAAGGGTATCTGATAATTATAGTTTGGATTCAGCCGCAGCTGCTATTCTAAAATTATATGGTTATCTCACCTATGTAGAATCATTTAGAAGTTTTTCAATAATCACATTTGATTGTCCAGAAAAGTATTCAAGCGGATTGCTTGATAAGTTAAATGCTTTAGGACCAGTCAAGAAGTCTACGTGGGACGGTGAAAAATTTGAAACTGCACCTGTGGAGACTGGTGCTACTTTGACTGTGGATAATTCTGAAACTCTAGATGTCAATACTACTGGTCAGACTTCTACAACTACTAACACTAGAAATTTAACTACCAGTGGTTCTGGTACAATTTATGTAAAAGTACAAAATATAGGTGGACAAAATTTATATGTATTTGCTAGTAGTCCTAGTGGAACATATTCTTTGTTTGCAAACCAGACTGGATTTGTTCAAGGTGGTACATATACATTTGACCAATCAGATTCTTCAAACAGTGGTCATCCATTTCGATTTTCTACAACTCCAGACGGAACTCACCTAACAGGTGGGACAGAAATGACAACAGGTGTATCAACAACTGGTTCACCAGGTACTAACGGTACTACAGTATTGACTGTAAGTTCTTCAACACCATCAATACTATATTACTATTGTGCTTCTCACCCTCATATGGGTAAGTATCAGACAACTCCTATTTCTAGATATGGAACTGTCAACATCCATGACTATTGGCATTTAGATAGACTCACAAAACAAGACAGACAATATTTAAACGGACAGTATAGTTACACTCAGTCAGGTGATGGTGTAGACATATATGTAATTGATACTGGTGTTCGTGGTGCAAGTAGACCTACAGGTAACAACGCAGCGTTGCATCCTGAGTTATATGATCCTGATTTTGACACTGACTTAAACGGTACTTCTGAGCAACAGAACTATAGGGTGTATCAGTTATCACACTATGCAGGTGCCTATGGTAGTAACAATGAAGATGATAACGGACACGGTACATATTGTGCTATTCTCTCAGCAGGAAGAACAGCTGGAGTAGCGAGAGATGCAAAGATATATGCACTTAAAGCATTCAACTCTGGAAACTCTGGAAGTTATACTGCAATACTTGGAGCATATCAAGCAGTTATAGATCACAATGATTCTGGTAATGTAAATTATAAAGGTAATACTAGACCAGCAATTATCAATGCTTCATTTGGACCTACCATTCCCAGTGAAGGATATCCTTATGTGGAACTAAACGATGCAGGTTCTGATAATGGAACTGATGAAGAAATGTTAGATGACATTGAAGGAACAATTTCATCATCCACTAATATTATTGTAGTTCGAGCTGCAGGTAATGGATTTAAAAATGCTAGTGATCAGTTTGTAGGACCTATACAAGCAAAATGTATTGCTGGTTCTAGAACTGCTGGTTATGGAGATAATCCCACAGGTGGTATCAATAATGTAGATGCAAACCAGAATAAGATATGTGTCGGTGCATCAGAGTACAATGATAGATGGGCAGATTTTTCAAACTATGGTGCAGGTGTAACAACTGTTGCTCCTGGTGCTAGGATATTGACTCCCGCATATGATTGGACTGCTAACACACCATATACAAGTACAGGAAATTATAATACTATAAATGGTACATCATTTTCTTGCCCTCTTGTAGCTGGTATCATTGCATCATATTGTAGTAAGAATGGATATACATCCAATACAAATAATTTAGCAGGCACTGCAAAAACATTTGCTAGGGTTTTTGGTGCAACTGGAAATATATCTGTTATGGGGACTTCTAACTATCCCACTAATAGTATCGAAGATAAAAAACTTATAGACAATCCTTTTGAAACTTTTAATACCTCTAATCAATTAATTATTAAGTTTAACCCATCTGATTCATCACATTTTATTGGTAATGTTGGTAGGAAAGTTCAGATAAGAACTACTGGATCAACTGGTAGTATGACAGTTGGTGGTATAGATATTGCTGCACTTTCTCAAAGTGGATGGTTAACTATACAAGCAGAAAACGCTGTTAATAATACTATTACTGTTTTTGCTAATAATAATGCTACTGCTAGTACAACTGGTGGGGGATCAAATAACTACATTGCATTGATCAAATCACCACAATTGATGCATGAAAGTTATGATGGTGTAGTATCCACATCAACTACTTTAAGATCTCAAACAGATGCACAAGAACAAGCAGGTACTGGTACATATACTAATGTAATTTATTACCCATTAGATAGTGGTGTTGATTTTAATTATGCTGGAACCTCACAAGAACTTACCACTAAACGTGGTGCATTCTTCCCATTCATAGACACTAATGTAACTTGGGCAAGAGCTGCTGGTAGTATAGCAACATATGCTAATGGTGATAGTGTTAATATTGATCTTGGTTTATCAGGACAGACATTTGCAAGTGAACCAACTATGGAACTCTATGCTCTCAGTGGAGATTCTATTGGTGCATCTGGTCTTTCCTTAGATACTTCAACAGGTATATTAAGTGGAACTGTAACCTCAGATTATATTGATACTACCTTTAACTTCACTGTTACTGAACAAATAACTGAGAATGCAAGATCATATAGTTTCACTACAACAGGAACTGGTGTTCTAGTTACTATTACGCAACAACCAAGTAATGCATCTGTTGAAGCAGGTTCTGGTAGTACTGCTACATTTGGTCCCGTCTCTGGTATTAGTTCTGATGGATCTACAATTATATTCCGATGGGAGTTCTCAAGTAATGGAGGAGTTGGGTGGTCACCTCTTACTGATGGTGGTGGATATAGTGGATCAAGCACTAACACATTAACTGTAGATGATGATTATGCAAAAAATAATTATCAGTTTAGATGTAAGATGGAAACTAGCACTTCCGTTCAACCATCTTATACTAATGCAGTTACCCTAACTGTATTCAGAGTCATTACTATAAGCAATCAACCAGTTGATGCAAATCCAATAGCTCCTGCATCAGCTACATTCAACGTTGCTGGTTCTACATTAGACACTGCTACAATTGCATACCAGTGGGAAAAATCTGAGGCTGGTGATGGTATAAACTTTACACCTATAGGAGGTGCAACAGGATCAACATATGTTACAGGTGCTACTACTTATGATGATGATTACGAAGATTATTATAGATGTGTTCTATCAGCTCAGGGTGCATCTAATGTAATATCTACTTCTGCTAGAAATTTAGTTCAAAGAACTATAAACATAACATCACAACCAACTAATACAACTGGTGCAGTTGGTGGTACAAGATCATTTGGTGTTGCTGCTACTACATCTGATAACGATGCAGGAGATATTACATTCCAGTGGCAAGTATCTATCACAAATGGATCCTCATGGTCTAATGTTTCTACAGGAACTGGTGGTACTACCTCAACATATACAACTGAAACATTAACTACAACTCAAGACGAGTATCAATATCGTTGTTTACTTTCAGCACCTGGTGCAACAACTATACCTTCTAATGCTGCTACATTACAAGTAGAAACAGTAACTGTTGTTGTTACGAATCAACCAACTCCTCAGACTGTAAACGAAAATTCTACTGCAACATTTACTACACTCGGTGACACTTCAATGCAACCTGTGGGTGGTAATGCTGCAACATCTTCATTTGATACAGAACAATTCGATACACCAACTGGCGGTGGTGGAGGTGGATTTGAAGGATTTTCAGATCATGAACCTACTGTCACATATCAGTGGGAAAAATCTGATGACGCAGGTGCTAACTGGAATCCAATTGGCGGTGCAACTAGTGCATCATATACAACTGCAGCAACAACTTATGCAGACGATCATCAAGATTTATATCGTTGTAAGTTAGATGCGATTGGAGCATCTTCATCTGCATATACCAATGAGGTTGCTTTGACTGTTCAGAGAACATTCTCTATCACATCACAACCATCTAACCCAACTGCAAATGAAGGTGCTACTGCGACATTCTCTATTAGCACATCCTCTAGTAGTGGAGTTCCAACATATCAATGGGAAAGATCAGATGACAATGGATCTAACTATGCACCAGTTGGAGGGGCAACTAGTGCATCATATACCACACCAACATTAGTACATGCTGATGATGACGATGATCGTTATCGTTGTGTAGTATCTCTTGTTGGATCTGCTGCTGACATAACTTCTGATCATGGATTATTAACTGTTTTAAGAGTCATTTCTATTAGTCAACAACCAGTAGATACAGCTGTAATTGAAGGACAGACTGCAACCTTTAGTATCACTGCTGCAATTACTAGTGACATTATAGCGTATCAATGGCAGATATCTGTTGATGGTGCACAGAATTGGAGTAATATTAATGGAGCAAACTCTTCATCTTACACAACTCCTGTCACTATATTCCCAGTAAATCCATCGGAACAATTCCGTTGTGTTTTGTCTAATGCAGAAGCAACTACTGTAACTTCTAATGCAGTAACTTTAACTGTTAATGAATCTGAGTTTGTATCAGGTCCTGCTACAGTAACACCATTTATTGATCCAGATACTACAAAGACATTATCAAGAAGACCAGTTATTAGTACGTCTCCATTTGTGTCTGAATATGCAGGATCAACTCATGCTTCTACGTTCTGGAGAATTAGAAGAGTGAGTGATAACGTAACTGTATATGATACTGCAGGTACATATGTTAATGGTGATACTGGTAACTTGACTTCATTTACTGTACCAGCTGCTGTTCTAGATTTTGATACCACTTATCAAGTACAGGTTAAATTTAGAGATAATGCCAATTTAGAAAGTGCGTATACAGCAGCAGTTAATTTTACAACACCGTTTGTAGACCAACCAGAAATACAAACTATCGTACCAGCATTTAACCCAACAATAAATGTTGATCCTATTGCAGTGAAGACTGGTTATCAACATACATCTAGTGATTGGCAGTTTGCTGAGACCACAGCATTCTCACCTCCAGTTCATCAATCACTTGGTAACCCATCTAACTTAACATCGTATTCTTTACCTGTTAACGTTACTTTGAATGCAAACACTACATATTATGTAAGAATTAGATTCAACGTCAATCCTACCTAACATGGCTTCACCATCAACTAGACAAGGACTTATAGATTATGCACTACGTCAAAACGGTGCACCAGTCCTAGAAATAAACATAGAAGATGATCAGATAAGTGATCTAGTGGATGATGCTATCCAGTTTTATAATGAGAGACATATGGATGGTTACATCAGAACCCATCTAAAAGTCCAGTTTACTCAGGACATGATTGATGCCATGACAACTGATACTACTACTCAAGTAACAGGTGCAACTTCATCAGCACTAGCAGTTGATTGGAAAGAACAAAACAATTACCTCAAAGTTCCTGAGCATGTCACTAGTGTGATAAAGGTATTTGATTTTGTATCTAAGAATGTCACAAACCTATTTGATGTTAGGTATCAGTGGAGATTGAATGATCTTTGGGATCTAACCAATACAGAAATCTTGACATATGAAATGGTCAATAGAAGACTAGAAGATATTTACTATTTGTTAGAAGGACAGAAACAAACTAGATTCCAGATGAGAGGAGATAGATTGTATCTAGATTTAGATTTTAAAACTGACGTTAAAGAGAATGACTTTTTAATTCTTGAAGTCTATCGTGCATTAGATCCAACTAATACATCTGCTGTATACAATGATCTTTGGTTAAAAAGATACGTAACTGCATTGGTCAAGAGACAGTGGGGTGCTAACTTAATTAAATTCCAAGGTGCACAATTGCCAGGTGGAATTTCAATGAACGGAGAATTTATATACAACGAAGGTAAAGAGGCTGTCAATAAACTTGAGGAAGAAATGCTTACTCAGTACGAGACACCTCCACTTGACATGATCGGCTAATGGCAAGAACCACTTATTTTACACATGGCACTAGGAATGAACAATTCCTACAGCAGAATCTAGTAGAAGAATATCTCAAGATGTTTGGGATGGATATTCTTTATTGTCCTAGACAAATCATGATGACTGATGGTGTTTTTAATGAAGAAGTAATTGGTGAGTTTAATGATGCATATATTATAGAAGCGTACCTAGAAAACTTTGAAGGGTTTCAAGGTGGTGGAGATTTACTTACAAAGTTTGGTGTAGCACAAACTGATGAGATAACTATGGTTATATCTCAGCAGAGATTCTCAGATCTCATATCACAATTTCTTTTACTTGATGAAAATTACAAAGCACCTGAGAGACCACAAGAAGGAGATTTAATATATTTCCCATTAACAAGTAATTACTTTGAGATAAAATTTGTAGAGCATGAGGAACCATATTATCAGTTAGGTAAAGGTTACGTATACAAACTCAAAGCAGAACTATTCGAGTACAGTGACGAGCAAGGAGATCTATTTGATAGTGATGAGGATCTAGTAGATTACGGTTACACCGTTAAGCACTACTATCTTCCCATCAATGGAGTCACTGCAGCAGCTACCGCAACTGTATCAAGTGGATCTATTGGTCAAATCTTTATCAGTGACAATGGCAGTAAGTATAATGTAACACCTACAGTTACAATATCTGGTGATGGTCAAGATGCAACTGCAGAAGCATTCTTAGTGAATATAACTCTAAGTGGTGGTTCTCCAGTATCATCTGCAGTTATAAGAGGAGTTGTAAAAGAAGGTGAGATTAGAGATGTACAAATAGTTAATGGTGGTAGTGGATATGATGAAGATAGGGTATCAGTTGTTGTTAGTGCTCCTGACAATCCTGGTAGAATGGCACAACTAACTCCTACTTTTACCAATGGAACATTAACTGCTCTCAATATAGTAAATGGTGGTTCTGGATATAGAAGTGTTAAGTTGGTTGATATTACAAATGCTGGTACTGGATATACATCTGCAACTGTAGCGTTCACATCTGCACCTGTAGGAATTTCAGGATCATTTACTGTACCTGAAACAGTCACTGGTAGTACAAGTGGTGCTACTGCTAACCTTGTAGAGTGGGATGCAGGTGAAGCTTGGGTCAAACTTAAATCCCCAACTGGAACGTTTATAATAGGTGAATCTCTAGTAGGATCAGAGTCTGGAGCTACAATTGTGCTAGATAGTAGGGATGAAATGGCAACAGCAGATCCTAAATACTCTGAAAGTGTCACCTTTGAGAGTCTCGGAGATGACATCATTGACTTCAGTGAAGGCAACCCATTTGGATTATCAGGTAACTTATAATGTTAGGTGCATACACATACAACAAGATTATTAGAAAGTGCGTTATTGGATTTGGTACGCTCTTTAATAATATAGAATGTAGAAAAGAGAACAAAGATGGTTCTGTATACAGTAGGATGAAAGTTCCTCTAGCATACGGTCCTCGACAGAAATTTTTAGCAAGACTAGAACAACAGGCAGATCTTAACCAGAAAGTTGCGATCACAGTTCCCCGTTTATCTTTTGAGATGACAGGAATATCATATGACAGTGCTAGGAAACTTGCTCCAACAACTTTATCTTTAAAAACAAAAGATTCTACAACCGTAAATAAACAATTTACACCTGTCCCTTATAATATTGATTTTGAGCTTAATGTTATATCAAAGACAAACGACGAAGCATTAGAAATACTAGAACAGATTTTACCAGTATTCCAACCTTCTTATCAGATTACTATTAAGATGGTTGATGATATGAATGATTATAGAGACGTTCCTATTATATTGAATAGCATCAATTATAGTGATGACTATGAAGGATCTTTTGATGATAAGAAGATTACTTTGGTTAGTCTTAGTTTTACAGTCAAGGCATACATCTTCGGACCTGTAGGAACTCAAGGACCTATCAAAAAAGCAAAAGCAGATATTTACACTACTATGCCTTC